TAGACCACCTGCTTTACCTCTAGCTATTTCTGCATTGATCGCAGCACTCCAGGCCCCTTTCGCTCGTGCATCTTCTCGTAGCTTTGCTAGTTCCCCAATGTGTTTTTCAAAATTGATTCCGTATTTTTCTTGTATCTCTGCTCGCAACTCACCAATGTATTGTACAACTAATGGTGCAATTTTAGGATTTCGTAGCTCGCTTGCTGTCTGTCTAGGTCTAGTCTTGTACCCTGCCTCATAAGCACACTCGCTCGGGCTCTTGCGTCCCTCGTTGTATACTAGCAATTCTGCAAACTTTTGTTGTCGTTCTGTTAGATTTTTTGGTAGACCCATAGCTTGTGCTCTTATCGTAATATAGCGTATATGTCCAGATAATTATGTTATAAGTCCCCGTCCTCTATTTCTCTTTTGGTTGTGCTTGGGTCTAATGCTAAATTTATTTTTTCTTTTAATTCATAGCTATCAAAAAACAATTCATTTTGAGATTTTTGGTTGTCATCTATATTTGTATCCAACCACCTTATAACCATATCAATGATTGCCTCATACTTCTGCTTGCGCTCGTACTCCATAGCCCTATTCTTACTATCTCTATAGTCGTGTCCTTCATCTCGTTGTGTCATTGTTTCCTCCTAACTCTATAATCACTATAATAATATTTAGATGTAGTGTTTGGGTCATTATTCCAATCATCCACATTTTCTCTTAATTCTTTTATAGCTTGTTTTCTAGTATCAAAATATATTAGCTTGTCATCTTCATCACGCCATACATTTTCAAAGCCATAAATAAATTTAGTTTGTACTTCATATCGTTGTGTCATTATTTCTCCTCTATTCCATCTGCCTCTAAATTATCTAATAAGTTTAAACCTTCTGCAATTCCTTTAGCTACACTCTCATCACTACAAAAACAAATAACATTTATTTTACCATTTTGTAGATCATACTTAACTACATTACCTTCTGCAAAATTATTACCTTCATAACTATCTTTTGTTAGCATATCTCTAGTTATGTATTCATCATCTAATATCATTACTCATCCTCCCATACATCATCAATTACAAAACCACTATCATCATTTGAATTTTGCAATTCATCCCAATGTGAAATTCCTATTTTTTCTGCTTTTTTAATTGCATCTTTACTATCTTTAGCCTGTACGTTTATTTGATACTGCTCGTAGACTGTAAAGCCACCTATAACTTTATATGTTTTCATTTTTTAAAATAATTTATTTTTCTTAAATACTCGTATGCATCATCCATAGTCGATCTAAAATGTTCAGTTCTATACTCGCTTGGCGTGTCTTCATCTGCTTGACAACACATATTTGCTAAATGATGCGATAATGTTTTAACTTTATTTTCTAAATCATCTATTTGTTTTATGTTTTCTAGTCCTTCGTTCATATTAATATATCACTCCTAACTCTTTTAATGTTTTTACTTGCTTGTTTGTTATTTCTGTTTCAGAATAAACCTTGATAGCGTTCTGCATCCAATCATCCCAAAAACAATTTTCTTTTAACTCATCTTTTTTAGTGATACCCCAAAATTCTTTGCAATATCCCCATTCACTTTTTTTCTTATTAAAAAGCATATAGTCTATGTGTTGATACTCTCCAATTTGACATTTTTCATATTATCCCTTCTGCTCGCTCGCTTGTTAGTTTAATTCCAACAGACGCTTGCGCTTGCGCCTGTTGGTTGGCGTCACTCTTTATAGAGGCGTACACGCTCACAAATCGACCTCTATTTATGCAACATTTAAACATCTTGCACAAATCCGTTAAAATCTTTTTTTGCTTTACCCTTAGCAATTAAACCAACTACAACTTTTTTCGGGTCTAAGTGTCTAAGGTCATGTTTATCACCATTAATAACTTTACGTCCCAACCATTTTTTAGGTAGTTTTTTTCTAAATACTGTTGCAATATTATATTTTGTTTTTAATACTTGTTTAATATCCCCTAAATTATTCTCAGCTTGTGAGTAGGTTAAGCTGTAATTTTTTGGAAGTTTTTGAAGTAGTCTATTTTTGATTTTTGTATAGTCTATAAATTGTACTTGTGGATTATTGTCCATTAAATTTTTGCCGTTCTCTAGCTTGTATCTCTCAAATGGAAGATCACTTGTGCCGTTTAATCTCACAGTATATTTCAATTTTTTTCTTTTTGCTCTATCGCTTGAGAGTTTTATTTCTCGGTCTAAATGTTTTAAAAATTTTTGCCTATCAGCTAGAAAATAATATTTTTTGTTTAATCTTGATTTTTGAACTGAATTCATTTGACCCCGTCCACTTGTATTTAAACATAAGTCAACACAAACGGGGCTAGAACTGGCGCATATATTAACACCACCTATATTTGAGGGCGCAAGGTGTAATATTTCGCTTAAATATCTATACTTACTTGATTTTGCCATTTTAAAGGTTGAACTACCTAATAGCTTTTTTTGTTTTTTATATTTATATCTCATACTTTCTTTTTTGTTAGGGCCTATTGCTTTTAACAATAGGCCCATTATTGCAAGGACAATAATTTTTTAATATAGGGGCTTGACTTCTATTTGTCAATAGGATATTTAGGGATTATCAAATAAATAAATATAAAGGATAATATAATATGACTAAATCAACATACCCGACAAAGTATCAGTTGGAACATTTAAAAAAGCGTATCAATAACGAGATTGACCCGTTAATAGAACAAGCTGAATTAAGCGTGAAATCTATTGTGGCTGATCTTACTGAAAGCGCTGAATTAAAACTTGCCAAAAAAATAAAAGCTGATGTTGTTATAAAAGAACTAGAAGGCGCTATTGCTGAACTAGAAATAAAACAACGTAAAGCAATGACATTTTTCGGCAAAATTAATAATAGAGAACTTAAAGAGAATTTAAACTATAAGTTTAAAAAATCTGATAGGGACAATTATTATTCACGTGATACTTATGGGCGTGGAATTCAACCGTCCGATTGTAGAGAACAATTAAGAGAATGGGCGTCTTATTTAGCCAAAAAAGAGGCTGAAAAAACACCAGAAGGCAAAAAAGTTAAAGAACTTGAATTGTATAAACAAAGCGCAATCAATTCAGTTTTTGAATGTGGAGTACCAGAACAATTAAATATCGTATTAGAGAAGGTCTTAAACGGTGTGGGGATTGTATGGAATAAAACAAAAGCGCTACAATTAGAGAATAAACAATACAACTAATAGGATATAATAATATGATATACTTAATATTAAAAGAACGTCATTATGATAGTATTGAAAACTCGTATGATATCGTTGAAAGTAGCAATGATATTGACAAAATCAATGATGCCCCGCCCCGCCTTCCCTCAACTATAAAACTTTATGAAAGTAAATCTATTGAAGGGCTACTATTAGATCATAGAGAAGTTAAACCGCTGGCCGTTAATGATTGGGAACTAATACAAAATAAATTAATTGGAATTAAAAACAATTAACCGCGCGCCACGTTGCGCGCCCCGCGATCAGTCAACCGCTGATTGTATGTAATTTCTGCATATACCATATATAGTAGGTCAAGTATTATTCCCACATATTCCCACGCATATTGACGCACGCAACCTGAAGTTGTGCTCGTGACCTTCGGGCCCACCCACCCTAAAAAAACAGCTCGCGATTCGCGTACAGGTTGTGCTTGTGACCTACGGGCCCACCCTCCCTAGAAAAATCGCGAAGCGATTTTTCTATTTTTATTTTTTTTTTTTTTTAAAAGAAAATCCCCGCTCCGATTATCTCGGAGCGGGGTTGGTGGTTAACTTGCTTTTATATTCACGTTATATTTTCTAGTCATATCATTATGACAAGCGTGAATAAATTTGCCTCTATGAAAGTTTGGATTTATACTTTCAAAGTAATCAGCTAAATCTTTAATCAAATCATCAGCTATAACAAACGTTCCTTGTGGAGTATTTCGTTCAATTATTTCTGCTATTTTGTTAAAGTCTTTTTTAGTTACCATTTTTTTACCCCCTTAACTTGGGCATCAACTCGCTGAATGTTTGCCTCTCGCTCTTCTCGTTCCGTCTTATCCAATAACCACCTCTTAAACTTCTCTTGGTGTTTCTTTGGGTTCTTACGGTCATTAAACATATCAGTAAGCTGAATGTTAAATGTCGGTATTGGTTTCTTCATTTTTTTTCTCCTCTCGTTCCTTATTTTCTTTTACTTGCTTTTCTATTTCTAGAAGTTCTGTAAAAGTTTCATTGCCTCTCAACTTAACTCCAAGATGTTCGGCAACTATTTTATGATTGATCTTCATTTTATCTCCTCTGCTTTGGTTGAGAAAGTGTAACCAAGTTCCGCGATCAACTTTCTATCTTCATCAAGTAAAGTTTTATTGCCAGAAATTCTAGCAAATAACTTTGCCTTATTGCAAACGGGGTAGACACGCTCTACCCCGTACACATTCTTTTTTTCTACGATTAGATTCATTAAAACTGCTCCTCTAAAAGTTGTCTTCGTTCTAAATGATCAATCAGATCAAATCCCTCTAGCGAAGAATTTTCTTCGCTAGGTTGATATTTAAGAAGATGCTTCAAGCAATCTTCTTTGTTCAATACTGCATCTTCATTCAATGCTGAACACATCAACGGGCAACTCTCATCGTGTTGAGTTCCGTAAACTGCGTGAGCAATTTCGTGAAATACAATATTTCTTAAAATGTCCGAACCTAAATCAATTGCGTCTTTTGTAATCCACATTTGATTCCCTTTGATCTTCGCACACCCTAAAACATTTTTATGTTTTGCAGTTTGTTCACCAACACGAACCGCAATCCACGGTAAATTAACTCCGCCTCTTTTAGCTTCGTTAATCAAATCAATAACCTGTCTTCTTAATTTGTAGACACCGTCATTCATTTTATAGTTTTTTATTTTTTTTGTTTTCATAGCCTTACAGTATCACTTGCCCTATAAGGGTCAACTTAATTCGTATAAATTCCCATAATTATTTTAGTTATCCACAAGTGACATATTTACTACATTCCAAAATTGCATAACTACATCTTGTGTCGATGCGACCGATTCGCTACCACATATTGTGTGTTGCATTTTTATCATTACTACATCTTGTGTTGTATTATTATCACACACACAACATATGTGTTGCATAATTGCAACACTGCTCGTGAACTACGGGCCCACCCTCCCTATAGGGGTCCCTACGCAAATCAGAAATAGAAAAACAAACAGACCCCCTACACCCCTTTGACAGACAAACTGTACAGACATACCTATATAGTAAGATTTAGACTTACACTTGCGCTAAATAGAAAATGGCAATAGAATAGAGGGGGTACCCTTAAAAAAACAAAAACTGGTATAAAACAGAAGTGAAAAAAATTCTGCAAAAATTTTTATGAAACAAGAAGTAATAGATAAGCTACCCCCTGACGCCAAAAAACAATTCCTTAAATACGCAATAAAACTTTCTGAAAAGAAAACTAAATCAAAAGTTAATGATGACTTCTTATCTTTTGTCAAACACGTCTGGCCAGAATTCATTGAAGGTAGACACCATAAAAAAATTGCTGACAAATTTAATAAGCTTGCAAACGGTGAGATCAAAAGACTAATTATTAATATGCCACCAAGGCATACCAAATCAGAGTTCGCGTCCTATCTTCTACCCTCTTGGATGGTAGGACGTAGACCTAATCTAAAAATAATTCAAACGACCCACACAACGGAACTCGCGATCCGCTTTGGACGAAAAGCTAAAACACTAATCGATTCAGCCGAATACCAATCCGTGTTTAAGACAAGACTACGAGAGGACAGTCAAGCAGCTGGTAAATGGGAAACTGAACAGGGCGGTGAATATTATGCAGCCGGTGTTGGTTCAGCAATCACGGGCCGTGGAGCGGATTTGCTTATCATCGATGATCCTCACTCGGAGCAAGATGCACTTAATATGACGGCAATGGAACGAGCTTATGAATGGTATACATCAGGACCAAGGCAACGTTTACAACCAGGTGGAGCGATAGTCGTTGTAATGACAAGATGGAATATGAAAGACTTAACAGGGATGTTATTAAAATCTCAAAAAGAATTAAAATCAGATCAGTGGGACATCATAGAGTTTCCTGCAATACTACCATCTAATAAACCAGTGTGGCCAGAGTATTGGAAACTAGATGAGCTTGAATCTGTTAAAGCTTCTTTATCTGTTGGTAAGTGGAACGCGCAGTGGATGCAAAACCCAACATCTGAAGAAGGTAGTTTAATTAAACGTGAGTGGTGGAAAGTTTGGGATAAACCTCATATCCCACCGCTTGAGCATATCATTCAAAGTTATGATACAGCCTTTCTTAAAAAGGAATCAGCCGATTATTCTGCTATTACCACTTGGGGAGTTTTTTACCCAACTGAAGATAGTCCTGCTAATCTAATACTATTAGATGCATTTAAAGATCGATTAGAATTTCCAGAACTTAAGAAAGAAGCTTACGAGCAATACAAATATTGGAATCCAGAAACGGTGATCGTGGAGGCTAAAGCCTCTGGATTACCCTTAACTTATGAGTTGAGAAAAATGGGGATTCCTGTTATAAACTTCACACCCTCAAAAGGTAACGATAAACACGCGAGGGTTAACGCAGTATCCCCTCTATTTGAGAGTGGTATTATTTGGGCGCCGGACGAAAAGTTCGCAGAGGAAGTTATAGAAGAATGTGCATCATTTCCGTATGGAGATAATGACGATTTGGTGGACAGCACAACACAAGCGGTAATGCGTTTTAGACAAGGAGGGTTCGTGGCGCATCCAGAAGATTACAAAGAGGATTCATTACCTCAAGTTGAAAGAACGTATTATTAATTATGATTCAAGCAGCACCATTAGTTTTATCATTTGCAAGAGCAGTACCGATGCTAAACAAACTTGTTGGAGCTGTAGGAATAACTGAACTAGGTAATCGTGTAAATAATTACATTCAAGAAAATCCAGACGAGTCTGCAAAAATTGTATCAATGATTATGCCTACTCAAGGTATTGCAAATGCACTTAAAAATAAATCCAATGAAGATGTAGAAGAAGTTGAAGAAACAGAAGAAGTTACTACAGGCAGTGGAGTAGAAGAAAGAATTAGAGAGATTTTAAGAGAAGCAGGCGTTGAAGATGCGGATAATCAAGACCTAACAGATTTACCAAAAGATTTAGAAGCTAAAGTTATGTCAGGTATTGCAAAGTCCTCTACTGATAGAAAAAAAGATATGATAGAAGCTTCTGCTATTATAGGTTTAAGTGGACCTGGTAGAGAAAGAAAAAAAATGATTGATGATGTATCTGATAGATATGATGAAGGTGGTGTTGAAGACGCACCTAAACCAAAGTTTGATTTTACAAAATTTTATAAAAACAGAAGACGAAAAGCGGACGGCGGTGCGATAGGCATTGAAGTTCTATTCGAAGAAAAGAAACCAAGAAAAAATTTTAACACAGGTGGAACACCTTATGATGCAAGAGCAACAACTCAAGATTTTACAAATGCTTTAGACAAAGTAGGTGCAGGAACTGATTTACAAAAAGCTGTAGCAATTGGAGAATATGGTCAAAACGCTCGAAGACAAAATCCTTTTAAGAATCTTGGTTTTCTAGACACTCAAAGACATTTTGATAATAATCAATTATTAAAAAATGCTGTTACTAGAGGGGAACTTTCTCGTGCAGATTATAATAGATTAGGTGGTTTTGATGTTGCTCAAACAATGGGAGCTGGAAATCCTGTGTTGGGAGGAATTGGAAATTTAATTGGAAGCACTGGATACAATATAGTTCAATCTTTAAAAGGTAATCAAAGTCCTTTTGATATACCTGGAGATGTTTTTAGAAATGTACAAGGCGGCACTGGATTAATTTCAGATGATTTAAAAACACAATATGAAAGTATTATAAACCAAAAAGCAGCAACCCCGACACCTGATGCTAGTACAGATAGACCAACTATGGCAGATGTTGCAGGGCCTTCGACTTCAAATAATCTTTTAAGTTTGTTTGAAAGATATAAGGATATACAAACTCCTGTAGGTCCAGATCCAAACAATCCAGACTTTATAGGAGAAACAGCATTAGGGAATATAGAAAAAGGTGTTAAAGGATTTTTAACATCAGATAGAGGTTTAAAATATGGTAAAGATATACCATCAGACATTAATGATATTTATTCATTTATAGAAGCACAAAGAAGATCTTTTTCTCCTGATTTATCACAAAATTATCAAGGAGGTGATTTATATAATTATTTACAAGATTTTTATACTTATAAATATGGAGATCCTCGTATTGAACTTCCATCCGGTAATTATGGTTATTATGATGAGCAGGGTCCAGATGGTCCTGTATCAAATGAAAGAGAAAATATATTTAAATCATATTTTAATCAACCTTATAAATTTGGTCTAGCATCAGGCGGTCGAGTCGGATTGTTTATGGGCGGCGATCCGCTAACCGGACAAGCTTTATCTATTTACAATTCGATGAAGAGTTATGATTTTACAGATCAACAAATCGCTGATGCATTATCGGAACAAGGTTTATATGGTGTAGATAACAATACTAACAATCAAGTTACAACAGTTCAAGATGTTATAAATCAAAACGCAAATCCATCTGGATCTAAATTAGAACAAGCATTACTAAATCCATTAAAAAATAAAAGTAAATTTAATTTAAATGCTCCAATAGGTATCAATCGTAATGATAAAACTTTTATAGATCCATTAAATGAAAAAATAGCTAATCAAATGATAACTCAAAACCCTAATTTAAATAAATATACAACCGAAGAAATAGTTTCTATGAACCCAGATATATTTGACATAAAAACAGATAAAGGTTTTATTGGCAACACTATAGATAATTTTAAAACTATGGGTGGCAATTTAATAGATAAATTTTCTGGTTCTAAAATTGGAGAAGGAATTACATCAGGCGCAACTAAATTTAAAAATTTTGCAATTACTCCTATGATGGCTCTAATGCAAAAGAGAAATCCATTAAACCCTGGTGCAACAAACTATAATCCTAACCTTCAAAAACAAATGGATTTTCTTGAAGGACAAACAGGAACTAAAATAACAGGAACGTCTGGTAATTTAAAATTTACTGATGATCAAATGATGATAGGTCGAGATCCAAATTCTGGTTTAGCAAAGTATGGACCTGGTTCAGTTCTTGAAGGTCAAAATGTTGTATCTGGTTTTGGAACCAATGATTATGAAGAACAGTTAGGAAATTATATTGAAAGAATGAGAAACCGTGCAATTACAAAAACCTTATCAAAATTTCAACAAGCAAAATTAGATGCAGCTATTGCTGAAATGGGTAGAGAAATGGAAAGACAACAAAGAGAAGTAGCAGAAAGAGCAAGAGCAGCTAATCCAGATGTATATGCAAGAGCCGACGCATTAGGTTTTACAGATGGTAAAGGAGGAGGTTTTGCATCTAAATCTACAGGTACTAATGAAGCTTTTTCTAATAAAACTGGTAGAGGAAGAACCGGATATGGAGATGGTGGCCTCGCTACGATGTTCAAAGAAAAAAGATAATGGAATTAAAATACAACGAAATAATTGGTGCAATTGTAAAACCAGATGATACACCTGCTACACAAGCAGAATTATTAGAATGGGCTGCTGCAAATCCAATGCCAATAGAAGAACCAAAACAACAGAACACTCAACTTCTAGAAGAAGTGATTGAAACATTTAACAAAAGAGGATAGATTAGCAAAATGGCTGAAATAGATAAACCATTACCGAATACCAAAACAACTGTCGAAGTTCCAGGTGAAGTAGAAATTCAAGAAGCGATTAAAGAAAACGTAGAAGAAGTTGAAACTAAAGGTGGACCTGTCGAAGTTGAAATGACTGAAGAAGGTGGAGCAGAAGTTTCTTTTGATCCAAAAGTTGCATCAATGGAAGGTGGTGAACAACATTTTGACAACCTTGCAGAATTTTTAGGTGAAGAAATTTTAGATCCATTAGGATCAAAACTATTTGAACAATACAATGAGTACAAAGAATCTCGTGGTGACTGGGAAGAAACATATAGAAATGGTTTAGATCTTTTAGGATTTAAATACGAAAGACGAACAGAACCTTTCAGAGGAGCTAGTGGTGTAAACCATCCTGTTCTTGCTGAAGCGGTTACACAATTTCAAGCACAAGCTTACAAAGAATTATTACCAAGTGATGGACCTGTAAGAACACAAATTATGGGTAACATTGATGTTGCTAAAGAAGAGCAATCAAAACGTGTTAAAGATTTTATGAATTATCAAATTATGGATCAGATGAAAGAATATGAACCAGAGTTTGACCAAATGCTTTTTTACCTCCCTCTATCCGGATCTACCTTTAAGAAAGTTTACTATGACGATCTTTTAGGTAGAGCGGTTTCTAAATTTGTACCTGCAGAAGATTTGATCGTACCTTATTCTGCAAACAGTTTAGATGATGCGGAAGCAGTAATACACATTATAAAAATGTCAGAAAACGAATTAAGAAAACAACAGGTTGCAGGATTTTATCGAGACATAGAACTGGGAACACCTCCTGTTACACAAAATCAATTAGAAGATAAAAAATTAGAACTAGAAGGAATTCAAAAAGATGGTCAAGAAGATCAATACACACTTTATGAAATTCATACTAATTTAGATTTAGAAGGTTATGAAGATTTAGATGCTGGTGAAGAACCAACAGGAATTAAATTACCTTACGTTATAACTTTATCAGAAGCAGGTCATAAAGTTTTATCTATTAGAAGAAACTATAAAGAAAATGATCCGCTAAAGAAAAAAATAAATTACTTTGTACAATTTAAATTTTTACCTGGCACAGGATTTTATGGCTTTGGTTTAATTCATATGATTGGTGGTTTAACTAGAACTGCAACAGCAGCGTTAAGACAATTGTTAGATGCAGGAACTTTAGCAAATTTACCAGCAGGATTTAAGTCTCGTGGTATTAGAGTTAGAGATGATGCACAACCTTTACAACCTGGTGAGTTTAGAGATGTCGATGCACCTGGTGGAAATATCAAAGATCAGTTTATGACTTTACCTTTCAAAGGACCAGACCAAACTCTTTTACAATTAATGGGTGTTGTGGTTTCAGCAGGACAAAGATTTGCAAGCATCGCAGATTCACAAGTGGGTGATATGAATCAAGCCGCGGCCGTCGGAACGACTGTAGCTCTTCTTGAGCGTGGCTCTAGAGTTATGTCAGCAATACACAAAAGATTATATGTCGGACTTAAACAAGAATTCAAATTATTAGCAGAAGTATTTAAATCATACTTACCACCTGTTTATCCTTACGATGTACCTGGTGCATCTAGAGAAATTAAAGTTCAAGATTTTGACGAGCGAGTAGATATATTACCTGTAGCAGATCCAAACATCTTCTCACAGACGCAAAGAATCTCACTTGCTCAAAGTCAATTACAACTGGCGCAATCGAATCCTCGAATACATAATCTATATCAAGCATATAGATCTATGTATGATGCGCTAGGGGTGAAAAATGTAAATGCAATTTTACCACCACCGGCTGCACCAATGCCGATGGACCCAGCATTAGAACATATTATGGCAATGAGTATGAAACCTTATCAAGCGTTTCCTGGTCAAGACCACAAAGCTCACATTGATGCGCATTTAAACTTTATGAGATTGAATCAAACACAAAATAATCCAGGAGCGATGGCAAGTTTGCAAAAAAATATTTTAGAACACATAAGTTTAATGTCACAAGAGCAAGTACAACTAGAATTTGTAGAAGAATTACAAGAAGTACAAATGATTCAACAACAAATGCAAGCTATGGGTGCTGCAAATCCTGCAATGGCGCAAGGTATGATGCAAAATCCACAAGTTATGCAGTCACAACAACGTCTACAACAAATTACAAACCAAATTGAGTCTAGAAAAGCAAAACTAATTGCAGAAATGCAGGAAGATTATGCTAAAGAAGAAGAAAAAATTATGGGTGAGTATGGTGGAGACCCACTACTTCGACTAAAAGGTAGAGAAATTGATCTTCGAGCGCAAGATAATCAAAGAAAAGAAGAAGAAGGCGAAGAAAGATTGAAGCAACTTGGTACTAACATGTGGTTATCGGCAATTAAATTAGCCGTCTCTGCTGGTAGTAAAATTTATGCTAACAAGCAGAAGGCAAAAGTCGCAATGTCTGATGCACAGCTGTTGCACGCAGAACGACAAGCTCGTGGTGAGGAAGCTTACCAAGGAAAATTGTTAGAGGCACGTCAAAATGATTACAAGGACGAGTTCGTTTTGGTAATTTTGTCGGCGCCCATAATTGTGCTTGCTTGGGGAGTCTTCTCGTGACGATCCGGTAGCTATGGAGAAAGTAAAAACTTTCTTCGAGCATTTCGCGGCACTCCCGACTTGGTTTTCAGTACATTTGGATCCTTGTCGTCGGAGTATTTTTGGTATAAAGGGTACACAAATTTTTAAAAACGGAGGAAAAAAATAATGGCAAACAATAGATTTAACAAACAAGTAACACAAAGGATACAAAGTAGGTGGAAGAGTAAAAAAAATGGGTGGCGGAATGTCTACTGCTAGAAAAGATATGGCTTCTGGTTACTACAAAGACGACATGGGTATGAAGAGGCGGAGCTATGTATAAAAAAGGTGGTTCTGTTAAAAAGAAAAAACAAGGTTACAAAGATAGAAAAGATGAATCTATTGCAATGAGAATCAAAAAGAAAAGAACTCCAAAACAATTAAAAGCTTCAAGAGATGAGTCTTATGGTAAGTTTGGTTCTAAAGCTAAAAAATCTGGTAAAAATAAATAAATAACAAAGGTTCAAAAAGGAAATATCCGAAAATGCGTCCCACTTGCAAAAGCCACACGGATGACAAGCTCGCAAAAGGCGAGTGCTGTCAAACGAAAACGAGCAGCAGGTAATCCAGGCGGCAAACCAACTAACGTAAAAACTTTTGTTAAGAAAAAAGATGGTGGTATGATTAAACAAGCTCAAAGAGATTATGATGGTAGTTATATTTCTGGAAGTTTAGGTGGAGTAAAAGTTGGTAATCCAAGTTTAAAAAAATATTACAAAGGAATGTTGTAATGTCTGGAATAGAAGATTTATTAAAACAAGGACAATCTAAAATAGCCGATGATGAGTATTATGCTAGTTTACAAAAAATTATAGAAAGAGACCCAGGAGCTAAAAAATTTTTTGATCCAGATGATATTACTTATCCAGCGATGGATAAATCAGGTGATTATAATTATAAAGGCGGTCAAATACAAACTAAAGATATAGATAAAGTTAAAGATTATTTTGAAAAAAGAGGTATAGATAAAATACTTTCTCCAGAATCTACTTTTGAAGAAAAAGTAAAAAAAGGACAATATCCAGTAGCAATATATCAAACTCCTGTTGAAACAGGAACTGAACCTGAAGATTTAGATAAAATGTTAACTATACTTCACGAAGCAAGACATAAAATTATGATGAAACCTGAATTTAAAGAAATAATGGACAAGTATTTTTTAAAAGAAGAAACATTTGTAAGATATTTAGATAACGAATTTTTTCCTGAACTAGATGCTGACTTACCAAAATTTGTTAATCAAGGAGAGGCTGATAAAATATATAAAAAAGCTGTTCAAGAATATAAAGATAAATTTGGAAAAGAAGAAAAAAGTTTTTTTGATAGTATAAAAAATATGTTTGCTTTGGGAGGCAAGGTCAATAAACCTATTACAGGAAGAATAAGGGATATATAATGCGAAAACAAGACAATATGCCTGCAAGAAACAAAAAGAATTTCAGATCTACAAAAT